CATCTTGGATTCTGAGCCATTAGTCACACACCGCTTCTTCAGGACATTGCAAAGAAATAATCTCCCATTTTGCACCAGGAGGCTCAGCACAGGGGCCATCCTCATAACTTCTTAACCATGTGGCATGACCAATCATACCCAACAGTTCATCTGGTGGATGATTAAGCCAGCCCTCGCCCATATCATACACGTCGATCGTGTAGTATTGGGCATCTTCGTCGTACGTGCTGCCCGGCAGTCCATCGCCAGAACTAGACCCCACTGGCCCAGAAATAACAAGAGCTTGAGCAAAGCAATTAACGCACGCCCCACCAGCCGCGACGATTCTAAATCTGACAGTAGTTCCACCGCCGCTGCCCTTTTTGTGCCAGCGGCCGTTATGTGATGCACTACTACGCTCCCGCCGTAGCGTCTCCCGTACAGTCTTTTTGACCTGCTCATTAAACGCCGGACTCATGCCGATGCTGTCTGACATTTACGTCACCCCCGGCAATGTGGTGAAGTCAATTTCGTTGTAAATTTGAAAGTTGAGAAACACGGCTGTGGAAGGCGTCGCCGGGTTTAGCATCTGCCCGGCGCCGTCCAATGGTACCGGCGTTGTAACTTCCGAAAACTCCGTGTCCATGGCTTGAAACAGGAACGCAGATTTATTAGGACGCAGCACGCGAAATCCCGCATCTAATGGTTCCAGCCGCCAGCCTTCTTTACGGATATGGATTTCAAAACTTACATCGTAGAAATTGTATCCAAATCGTTTCTTCCGCTCGCCGATCTCTAGCCGTTGCATTTTCGCGAGTCGTGGAGCGATCGCTAATCCGCCGATCGTGATGTCCGCATCGTTTACCGCATTCTGAGCCGAGATAACCCACGGCGGCACGTAGCTGACCGACGTTCTGATTTTTGCAATCAGGTAAGCCGCGTCACGAGTAGGTGACGGATCAATAAAATAATCACCAGCACTGTTCAGCACCGCGTGACCGAACACATCTTGGAAAACTGGCTCCTGATATATCTCAGACGACCACGACACCAGCACCTCATCGTTTTCCGGATCCTCATCCAGTTCACGCTCAGATGTGTATGTCACAGTCACTAGCCACGCCATCGGCCCCTCAAATTGCGTGTACGTGATTTGCTTGGCCCATGTCGGCACATCAACATCAACAGGTGCTGGATGTAATTCGCCATACGCTGGTAAGCCGCCTGCCGTGCTAGCTACTGCCTCACCATCGGCAATGTCTGTGGTCTTAACTAGCCACTCACGATTCTGCGACCACGTGCCACCGTCGTAACTGCTAGTGCGTCCCTCGTATCGCTCGTGCGCTGCACCGTCCACTGCCATTAGACTGGCCCCTGTATTTGCTGTATTGGTGGTTTAACGCCAAGTTTCTTATCGATTTTCGCCAACAGCTTATTACTCTTTTGCGCTTCTTTAACGACTGGATCGCTCCTTACGCCGCCCTTAATAATCGCGGCGAGTGCTTCTGATGATCCGCGTTGCATCGCTCCTGCAAATTTCCGCGAGCCACCAGTACTGCCGCTGTCTGGTTTTGCTTCCGGCTCAACCTGTGCTTTAGCATCTGCAGCCTGCTGAGCCTTGAGTTTTGCAATAAATTCTCCGGCCGCGTTTTCTGTTAGCGCTCCACCTTTTACGAGATCCGCTAACCTAGCTTCTTCGATCCGGAGCTTATCCGCTGGCGTCTCAAGCGACGCGTAAATTGCGTCTGCCTGTGCTTTCATGGCGGCCTCTTTGTCAGCCCAAAATGCGGCCGAGTCATCTTTTGCTGTGATCTCGTCGCGCTGAGCAAACAGACTTCTCAGCTCTTCGATTTTCGACGGATCAACTTTCATGTCCAGCATCTGCTGCAGCATGAGACCCGTCTCCGTCGCTTCGCCTCGCATGATCGCCAGCTCGTTACTAATGCTGGTTGATAGAGCGGTGAAGCCTGATTCAGATTCGCGAAACGATACAATCAGCGGGTCACTATCCCAGATAGGGCCTGTTTTCGCTGCCGCTAAAATCTCAGTGAATTCAGCAACCGAATCTGCCACAGCCTCAACCGGAGTTCGCATTGAACTCATCGCAGCCTTCAGATTTTTCGTGGCGTCGGCCATTCGCTCGAGATTCGCAACCGCACGGGCTGCTTTTTGCTGCACCTGATCTATGGCGGCCGCCGAGTCGTCCGCCGCCTTAGCGGCTAAGGCGGCTTCGTTTCCTGCTCGGTCGAGACTATCGCCCACATCATCCGTGTACGATGACAGGACTGCCGTTGCAGCAGCCGCTGCGACGACAGCACCGGCAAGGCTAACCCAACCGACAGGACCGCTGAACGCCTGAGCAATTGCCGCTCGTTTTGCATAAATCACCAGAGCCAGACTGAGCGTTTTGAAGGCTAGAGCAGCGCCAATAACAGCAGCCCCGACAGTGACAAACGCTGTACCAAATCGTTGCGACCACGCTATCACCGTGGCGAGCGAATCCGCTAACATAACTATGGCTGGTGCTAGATGTGTGCCGATGATCCGGAATAACCCGTCAGACGCCACAGACACGCGGTTGAATGAGTCTGTTAACTGGGCTCCGAGTTTGGCTTGCAGCTTTGTGACGGTGGCACCCAACGCATCAGACTCATTGGACAGCCGTTGAAACCCGGCCGCACCCTCATTGATCAGCGGCAGCAATTGTGTTCCAGATTTCCCGAAGACTTTCATCGCCAACGCCGCACGTCTGCCAGGATCTTCGATGCCCGCGATCGCCGCGGCGAATACCTGAAACTGCTGCGTCTGATTTTTGCCGGAGAGAGCCTGAGCAGAGATCCCGAGATCCGCCAGCGTGTCAGTCGCCGCCGATGCCCCATGCGATAGATTGAGCATTAGTTCGCCCATTTTTCGCATCGACGTTTCGACAGCTTCGATACTCGATCCGCTCTGATCCGCTGCGAATTTGAAACGTGACAACTCTTCGACTGACATCCCCGTCCGTTGAGACATTTTATCAAACTGATCTCCGACAGATGCTAGCCTTGCGATCGCCACGCCACCCATTGCGGCAGCAGCGGCCGCCAGTTTATTCACGGTTGCTTGAGCGCCACCCATTGCCTTCTGGAATGCCGCAGTGTTGGCTGATAGATTCACAACTAGGCTGCCGATCGTCGCCATTAAATTACCTTCCTAACATTGATCCCAAAAGCTGCTTTGCCGCCGAGTTGTTTGTTTTTGGTTCTTCGGCTTTTGAAACCCACGGCATGAAATCGTGAGGCTCTAGCGTGCTATCAGCCCCCGCGATCCATGCGTGTAATAAATAAGCGACATACCCCATCATTTGCGATTGATACCCGACCGGCTCAACTAAATCTTTTGCCGCCCACTCGTCGAATTGTGCCGGCGACATACTGTCGAGCATGCCGTCCACATCTGTCGTGTGATGTACGTGTTCCGCCAACCGCATCGCTAAGAATCGGCGACGGTTGGCTCGTAGTTTTTTGCGATCTCCTCAACGTCCGATGTCGTCATACCGCACAGACGCATCGCAACGTTAACTATCCGCTCAACGATAGCAGCCGACTGATTACCAATTGCTGCAACGTCGTCGTCAGTGAAGATTAAGTTGCCCGCATCATCAACGCATGAAGCAACAATCAGCCGTTCCCGAACTTCCGCCTGCCGAGACTTTGACGGCTTACCGTTGGCTGTCTGCATTTGCTTTTCAAATTCAGATCGCCCCCGTGCAGTCATGCCTTTTACATTTACGGTGCCACCCAATTCTGGCACCTGCACGACCTCGACCGGTACGGCAATCGGCCTCAAAAACGCTTCTCTGCTGATACTCATTCGTCGTCATCCTCATCGTTAAGTTGCTCTATGTAATTCGGCCCCGGCAACCAATCACCGTTAGCATCGTATCCAATCATCTGGCCGTCGAAATAAGCCTGATAGTCATCGGGATGAATCCCCTTAGCGACCAGCACCTGCATCCGTTGAGCCACTGCCTGCTGCTCCGATGTCATGCCAGCGGCAGCCGTACATTCTGCATCTGCTGGTTTTGCAGTGCCCATTTTCACCAGCATATAAGCGTCCGGATGATCAATAATTGACCCCGCCGGAAAGTGCTTCACGCCGTTGATTAGTATCAATCTGTCATCACCAGCCGCAGACCGTGCTGGCAATGTGTCGCGTAGTAGTTCGGCTTTCAATTCACTATTCCTAGTATGCGATTAACTGATCCAACTTAAGCGAGCAGTCAGCTTTGAGACCCTCATTCATCGACCCCGTCACATTCAGTCCAACACCTGCTGCTGTAAATGTCCACGACGCCGAGTCTGTGAATGTGATTGAGTAGTCTCGCTCTGCCGGCACAGTTATGCCGGCGGAGAACGTTGCATGGCCTGCGAGCGATGGATCGAAAAACATCGAGAAATCAACGGTGCCACCCTCTGAATAACCCGTCTGTGAATACTCTTTACCGGCACCCACTGTGTCCAGCGTCGTGCTGTCGTATGTCTCAGACTCCGCACCCGACGTGCTAAATTCGATGATCTGACCGATTGCCGTTAACATGTCGGAAATGTCACCGCTAATAACGGTGCCTTTGACTTTAATTTTTGCCATTTAATGTTCTCCTTAGCATGGTGTTGAAATTATTTAGCCGCGACTTTTGCGAGTTCTCGTGCCAACGATTTAGCTGCGCGTTCTTTCATTTTTGCCATCAGCTTCGGCCTAGCCGCTAGCACGGCTTCTTTCAGAAATGAATTTTCTGGCATTGTCCCTGTGGTTAACTGCTCCGGTGTTGGATCCGTGACCCGTGCATACTTGCCGCCGAGTTTTGTTCGTGTTCGTCGCTTTGTTCCCAATGCAACAAGATGTGAATGCGGTGCGTTAAAACCTGTGGCTGTTTTCTTTCGCTTGCCCACTCCGATCCCTGCTTTTGCACTCGGCGGCCGATTTCCTTTAGCTCGCGTAAACCGCGACCCGATTGATTTCTTCAGCGCTCCTGTTTTACCGACCGGGGCATTTTTTTTGATCGCTTGTTTCAATACTGTTAACCCGCCGCCGATTGCTGAGCGTGCCACTCGATCTGCCGATTTATCGGCCAGCTTAGATAGCAATTTTTCTAACTCTTTATCGCCTGTAATTAACTGTCTGCTCATTAGCTCGGTTCCACTTCGATTCGCATTAGCATCGATGCAATAAATACGTGGTTTGATGCCAACATTGATTTGTCTGGAACTTGCTTTGAATCCATGTCTAGTTCCCAGACTCTCACGCGGCCGTCAGCCGAATCGAAATCATTAAGCCGCTGATAGATTTGCCTGACGATGAGCTTCAGCTTGTCGACGTTGCCGTCATCCGGATTCACTCGCCTGCGGATCCACACGCGAATCAAATGACTCGTCGGATCCTCAAGTGTTAATGTCTCGTTTAATTGCTGTTCGCTTTCAGCGATCACATCAACACGCAGAGCTCTAATATCTTCCATGATGTCGATCATAGATTCGCCGTAGTCGGCAGCGAACGGCAACGCATACTCGCCACCGTTAATACGCAGCACGATGGCCTGCATGGCTTCCGTTGACGGTGCAAGTTCGACAGCCATCAGTTAACTTTCTTGGAATGGATCCTCAGCATCTGATCACTGATTATCCGGTAGCACTTTTCGCTGTTCATCGCCTGCACTTCATAGGTTGATCCGCTCAGTGTGATCTGATCGCCTCGCACTGGTTCCGCATACGGGAACGTCAGCGTCAGGCAAATGAAATCGACCGGCCGCAACTCAACGATGATCCCGTCGCCGTTATCAATCAGCATCGGTTGCTGCGCGGATTTCCGCATCACAATCGTTGTTGATGTCGCCCCGCGATGGTAGACGCAGGAACTGCCCGCTTCCGTGAGCAGTTCCTGTGTCATGTCACCAATTGCATCGTCAAAATCAGACATTGATCAACTTGGGACTAGAGGTAGCGTGTACCATTGCCCTGCGGCACTGGCGATAAATGTCGCTGGAATCAACCCACTCGCTAGGCTCATTGCAGCACTGGCCGTGATACCATTGATGGCTGCCGCAGTTTGCGGATACACCTTCAGCACGCCTGCTGAGTTGCCTTTAATAACTACCTGCAGCCCCGCCACCGCCACCGGAAGAATAACGCCTTTTGTGCCGTCCGCTCCGGTAACTATATTAAGCCCCTGTGACAACACAGCCGCGTCACCAATCACGGAACCGGCGGCAGCAACGGTTGACACTGCGATCAGATTACTCTGCTCGTTTAGGCTCACGATGGCATAATCATCACCGCTGATTGTTGCCCCGGCCGCGAGACCTGCATAAGTGCCGACGCCAAGCTGATTGGCAGCACCCGTGCCAGCGTCCCCGCTGTCAGGATCGCCAGTTGGATCCCAATGGACAGGCAAGCCGCGAACGATTGCCGCTGTGGTTTTTGGTAGTTTGTAAATGCCTTCGACTGCCAGCGATCCGAGTGCGTCGGCTGCAATATCATTACCGGCTACGCCGACAATTCCAGCCAGCACAATCACGTCGCCACCAGTGACCGCAGTCGATGGTGTATAATCAATTGCACAGTCTGCGCTGTACAATAATGCTGCTACTTGAGTCATCTCAGTGATCTCCGTTAATGTTCAAAAGATGCCCGGTGGAAACAACCACCGGGCTTATTGTTAGTCACTGAGTGACTATGCTGCACCCTTAGATTTCACGCCAGAAAGATACTCGGCCTGGTCACATCCGAAGTCGTGATAGCCACGCATCTCAATGCCGAGCGTGCTGAAGGTTGCGTCCTGCTGATCCACTGTCGGAGTCTCAGCACCATCCAAAAATGACACAACTATTGACGCCGCAATTGCAGGATCTCGTAACAGGTACCACGCTGTCGCAGAGCCACCGGAAACGGTTGAGTCGTTCAGGAAAACAGACTTCACCGGCGTGTAACGGCCAGAGTG